CACTCAGTATGCTTTGAAACCAATCCATGATTCTGTTTTTCGAATCCTAGGATTGATCCCATCTGATTTTACTTTTGACCAGAATAAATTCCGCCGGCTAGTCATCTCTGGATTCTATGGATCTATGCCTGCTTGGTGTTACGATCTGACTTCCGCTACAGATCGTTTCCCAATCATTCTCCAACAATCCCTTCTTAATAGAGTCTTCAAGAATATTAAGATGAGTGCGGAGATTGGCTTTCAATGTCTTGGTGATATGTGGGCCGACACCATATCTAAGGGTCCCTGGTCTTATAGACTTGGGAATGAGAGTCGAGTCATGTTTGACTATGTAGGGCAGCCTATGGGTGCTTATTCCTCGTGGGCTGTATTTTCCTTATCTCATCATGTGCTTATTTGGACATTAGCTTTAGAGTGTGGGTTGTCCTGACAAACAATCTTTCGGTCTTATGCTGTTGTTGGGGATGATATTGTGATTTTCAATCAACAGCTAGCTGAGAGATACTTTCTTATCATGGGTCGTCTTGGGATTCCGATTAATACTTCTAAGAGTATTATCCCCAAGAAGACTTCTGAGGGTGGATGAACACCAGGTATCGATTTCCTGGCAAAGTGGTATGTCAATCAGCTTGAGCTTTCCCGTCTTCCTATTCAGTTATTAACTACCGGTCATCCTGCTGCTTCCACTTGCTTCTTTTCAGAAGTGTTCTTCCGCCTTATTAATGCATATCTGAAGGGGTCCCGTTATTCTTCTTTGAATAATCTTTCCTCCTTATTAAATCTCCAGGGGACCTCTGAGGATCATCTTCTTGAGCCAATTGATAAGGATTCTTTACTCTTACAATTACTCAATATGATGGGATTTACACTCCATCGCATTCGTGGTAAGAAGTTATGTTTTACATTACCGTGTGTCCCTGGTCAATCCTATTATGATCCGGAGATATTGCCTCTTCAGAAGTTTTCTATCCCTAAAGATAGTAAACATCTGTTGCCATTATCGTCCATGTATATTTTCAATGGTGTCTCGAGGATTACGAGGCGAGGTATGGTAGTGAAAACATATGTTCACGATCTAGGTCGTGTTTCTCTTTGTCTTCCTTTACAGGTCCCTACGGAATTTAGCTTGCGTTATCTTTCTGTTATTTACAAGCTATTTCCGTCATCGACTATAACTGGGGCAATTGATTCACGTCTAGATGAGCATTATGCTGCTGCTGTTGAAGTCTTGCAAATAGAACGTTTTCGCAAGCTGTGGGATAAAACTTTTGTTACCGCCCCACATGAGCCTCGTTCCTCCAATTTGGCTCTACCTATGACTTCGGTTAAAGTAGACTATAGGCCTGTTGGGGGATTTGCTACGGTCGGTTCGGCTTATAATTATTTTGGTAATAAGCATACATCCATTTCTGGGTGGTCTCCACGTGCTAACCAAGGTAATTCTATGAGTCAGTCCGTAGCAATACAGCCTCCATCAAAATCTTGATTTGTGGAGGATTTTCTGTCAGCTCATTCGCAGTGTCGGCCTACTTTAGTTGGATTACGAGTTGACATTCAGCTCGGGGGGATTGATCTTTCTGACAATCTCTTATCAGCTCCTCTTACATTGGCTCCGCTTGTTGAAACATTGGAATCTTTGTCTGACATTGATCCTAATGATATTCATCCATGGATCAACATCATGGTTCATGGGCATGCGGGGGGTAATAGACGTTTGTCTAAAGCACTAATGTATCCGGGGTTGAAAATTCGATCAGAGTCGGCCCGTCGTCAGCATAATGCTTTCCGTGCAACCGTTCGCGGTAAGGTTCTTCCTCTGGCTCATCAGTATGGAGTCTGATGTACAAATCTTAGTATGTTGAATCCACTAATCGTGTATTCTACACCATCTACTTCCGCCATACCAACACCTTTACCCAATGTTGGGATTAAATACTTAACTGCTGGCATGCCAAACTATGAGTGAGAGTCAGATAAGGTTTGGCTAAAGTACTTGGACGTGTCTCTCAAAGCTCTAGTCCTCGTTATGCTCCTTTTAAGTTGTTGATATCCTGACATAAGCATGGTAGCACCTGTATCATGGTTAGAAATTCTTGGAACTACAAGTAGTTATGATGAGATCCTGACAGTTTCCTCTTCTCATTGTAGCGATATACCATCTTCTAGTGATGATTCAAAGGGATCACTATTATATTGGGATTGTATTCTGGCTTCTATGATCATGATAAGCTGTTTTATCATTGTCTTTCTACCGTGTGATTTATCACTAGGTAGTGGGTGTGGTATCAGTTTCTGGGATGATGGTTAGTTTTCACTTGGGTTGGTTAGTCTTTCGATGTACTATCATTCGGTTATTGGTATCTCTGTATTATGGTGACAACTTCTTAGTTAGGAGAACTGGAATGTTTCAAGGTTTAGCTTGGCACATCTAAACTATGG